GGTGTCGATGATGACCCCGAGGCCCTCCATCTCCGCGATGGCTGTCGCGATCAGCATGTTGAGCTCGCTGTCGAACGCATCGGTCACGATGCGCAGGGCGAGCTTGACGATGTCTAACATCTTAGCCTCCTATGATGATGCGCGGCGAGGTGTGTGAGGGCCGCCCCGCCGCGCTATGCCTATGCGGACAGCTCACGCTGCCGCCGTTGGCCACTAGTTAGCTCCACCAGAGGTGATCACGCAGAAGGCGGCAGGCGCGACCACTTCGATGCCTACGAACTGGCGACCGATGACTCTGTTCATGTCCTGAGTCGCCATCGTGTACTCATCGAAGGTGATCTTGATGTCTTCTCCGTTCGGGTAGTTGGCAATGATGCCATACTCGGGATCACCAACGAGGGCGCGAACTCCCTCAGGCATGGTCGCGAAGATCACAGGCATCCCAAGGAAGGGGTCATAGGCATAGCCAGCAGTGGCTCTAAGAGCCTCATAGGCCGCCCACTCAGTCCTAGAAGTGATGATGACAGAGTTGCCCGCCTCAGGGCTGAGCGTTCCGAGAGCGTTCGCGAAGTCGCTGAGAGCGCGATTGGACGCGACATAGGAACCCTGCTTCGGGTCTCCAGTGGCTCCAGAGAGGGTGTTGATACGATCGAGGATGTAGCTCTTCTCGGCCTCTATGATCTTCTGGGAGAGCTCGCCAAAGATATACCTGAGGAACTCCTCGCCGCGAGTGTCCATGACCTCATCGCTGACTCCGATCCACTTCTTGTAGTTGGCTGCGATGATGTTGACAGTGCCGAGCGTGAGGGTCTCCTCAGTCACAGCTGCGCCGCCCTCGGTGTGCTTGGTGGCTCCAGAGGCCGACTTCTCATAGTTGACCTTGAGATTGCCCTTGACAAAGGTCTTTCTGACCCTGCTCATGAGGCCGTCTCTCTCCCATGCGGTCTTGACCATGTCATAGACGAACTCGGGGACGGCCACAGTGCCGTTGGTCGCGTTCTCGGTCAGGAGGGCGCGGCACTCGTCAGCCTTGCCAGTCTTGATGTACTCGGCATAGGCATCGATGTATTCCTTGCTGTTTCTGATCTCCATGTTGGATTCCTTTCTGGTCTCGGGCTCGACCTTGTTGGTCGGCTCGATCTTGGTGTCGGTTGCGATTGACTCTGCGAGCTTTCTGCGCTCTGCCTCAGCGGCCTTGCGGGTCTCGAGCTCGGCAGTGATGGCTTTCATCTCTGCCTCGAGCGCGTTGAGATCCTCCAGAGACCTGTCCTCGGTAGCCTCGGAGGCGATCTCCTGCCTGCGGGCTTCGAGCGCATCGGTCGCCATGTTGGTGTAGTCCATGATTAGACCTCCTTCATGATGCGGATGCGGGAAATGATTGACTGCTTCTGCGATCTGACCCTCTCGGCCTGCGCGAACTCCTCGCGGATGGTGGCGATGACTCCCTCGCCCTCATTCCTCGCAGATATGGCTGTGGCATCGTTCGCGGGAAGGCTGACCGCGCTGACATCGTAGAGCTTGCGGATGGCGGTGATGGTGCGCACCACAGTCACCTTGCCATCCTCTTCGAGTGTCTCGCGCTTGTCGCCTCCGTCTGCGATGACGAAGCCGAAGCTCATCTTGGTAGTGTAGCCGCCCTTGATCTCCTGATAGAGCTGGCGGCCTATGTCGGTGCCACTCAGGTCAGCCCTGACCTTGAGGCCGTGGTCATCGGTGATCAGCTGGAGAGTGCCGTTGCTCTTCCGAGCAAAGACCCTGCCAGCGTGGTCATACTGCATGATGACATCCGTCATGTCGGTGTCATCGAAGGCATGCCTGTCGACCTGTTCGAGGAGAGTCCACCCCTCCTCCTGCCACAGCACATAGGGCTGGTCGAAGGTGGTGGCATATCCCTCGACTATGTACTGGTCATCGCCCTCATCTGGGAGAGCTCTGACCTCCATCTCTCTGAAAGACCTGCCCTCGAGGAGCTTGTCGATGTCAGTCTTCTGCATTAGTGTCTCCTTCCTGACCATTGAGGTCATAGTATTCGCCCCTCACAGGCAGAGTGTCGCCGAGGCTCGGATCGAGCGGAGGCAGATTCCATATCTCGCGGATCTCGTTGCGAGTCATGAGGCCTCGGTCTGCCATCTGGGCAGAGACCGCGAGCTTGTCAGCGTTACTCATGTACTGGAGCCTGTTGGCGGTCGCCATCACATAGGTGCCATGCTGCCTCTCGGTCATCGAGAAGAGCATCTTCGAGAGCACCTCGGAGAGCTGCACACTGAAGGGCTCCACGCAGCCCTCATAGAAGGCCGACCAGCTGTCACCGATGGCCTTGTTCTCGAGGATGTCCTCATTGACCCCGAAGTAGTCATAGACATTCTTGTTGATGAGCTTGATCTGTTCAGCATCAGCCACGAAGGGCGAGGTCTGGATCTGCTTGATGTCCTTGTAGGTGTTCGGGAAGAGCAGCATGCCCTGACCCTCTTCGAGGTTCTCGCGAGTGAACCGCTCGCGCTCCTTCTTGAGGTCGGTCTCGTTTACGAAGTTGGACAGAGTCGCCATGAACTTATAGCTCGCCGAGCTCTTGACCCCTTCCTCGATGCCTTGATTCTGGATCTCGAGGAGCTGCATGGTCGGGTCGAGTGCCTTGTTGCTCTCGCCGAAGAGATCGTTGCGGTACTGGTACTTCGTCATGATGCCCACGCGCCTCTGCTCGATGGCGATGCGCTGGTCATTCGGGAAGTAGATCCTGATCCAAGGCTCTCCGTTCACCTCAACAGTCTCAACCTTCTTGTAGTACACAGGATAGATGCCTGTGGTCTCGCCATACTGGTCGAGCACAGGCACGATCAGCGCGGTGTTCTGCATGTCCAAGAGCGTGCTCAGCCTGTAGAGCATCTGCGACCATGTCTGCCACTCGTTCGGGCCGAGCCTGAGCTTGCTCTGGAGACTCGGCTTGGCGGTGCCGTTGATGGTGATGCTGAGCTTCGAGATGTGCCGAGCTCTCGCATCGATCGCGGCTCTGATCAGCTCGCTCTCATAGAGCTCGCCGCCCCAGCTGTGGAAGACTGGAGAGTAGCCGCTGAGGAGCCTGAAGGCCTTCAGCTCCTGATGGGTCGGCTCGAGATCCTTGTCTCTGCCGAATAGCTTGTCAAATAGACTCATGTATTACCTCTCATTCGAGAGCCGCCCTCCGAGCTCTCCCCACCACTTCTGCCGAACGCAGAAGGCATCCAGCATCGCTGCCATGCCGTCTATGTGCTCCGTGGCTGACAGCTTCTCGAGCTGTTTCCTGCCAGTCGAGACCTCGACCTTGAGCGCGGAGTTGAGCATGTGTATCTTCAGAAGGTCATCATCACCGATGCAGACCTTGCCGTCCTTGATGAGTGCCTCGACCTCGTTGATGACTGGTGTGAGGTTCGGCCCCTGCTTCACGCTGTCGACTTTGAAGCCCTGCGCATCCAGATCCTGCACGAGGTAGGCCGCGCAGTAGGAGTCATAGCCGATGACCAGAGGGTAGACCCTGTACTGGCGCACCGCATCCATGAACCATGCTTCGACATCGTGGTAGTCCACCTCATGGCCTCCTGAGAGCTTCAGAAGACCGCGCTGGACATATATCTCATAAGGCAGGCCATCTCGCGCCGTAGCCTCTGCCAGAGCCTCAGAGGGCATGAACATCTGCGACTTCACGAAGCACCTGCCGTCTTTCTGGATGACCAGACAGGCCGCCGTGAGGTCCGTGGTGCGAGACAGGTCGACACCGCCGACTGCATAGCAGTCTCGGAAGGCCTCGAGCTCGACAGGCTCGCCTTCGCACTTCTCGACCACCTCTGCGGGGAGCCATGCCAAAGAGCTGTTCTGCTTGATGTTGCAGTATTTTGTCATGAACTCGGCCTTCTTGGAGAGAGAGCCCTCCGCGATGGCTATCTCTTCGAGCATGAAGTCGACCGAGGTCGAGACTCCGAGATTGGGGTTGCTCTTCTTCAGCTCGTTCAGGTCATTCCACTTGTCGATGTCATCGATGATGTAGAGGAAGGGCAGGAGCTTGCGCTCCTTGCTGTTGCCTAGAAGGAACCGAGTCGCCCTCGCCATGAGCTCGTCATAGATGCCGCCGTTGACATAGCCAGCTGTCGAGCAGCTGAGCATCAGGGCTCCGACTCTTGCGCCCATTCCTGACTTCATGACCTCATACTGCTTGAGGCCCTTGTCGCCTTCCCACGCTGCGATCTCATCACAGATGCAGAGGCTCGGGTTGAAGCCGTCCGACTTCTTCGCGCTGAAGGCGATCTTCTTGACCATGCCGTTGTTGGCTGGCAGGTAGAGGTCTGTCATCCTGTGCCGCGCCAGCTCGGGGTCATCGCCGAACTCGCGCCGCTTCTTCGCGGCCTCGAGCTTGGCCTTCCTGTCCTGCCATTCAGGATCCAGCAGCACCTGCTGCCAGATGTTGTTGTAGATGATGTCTGCCTGGTCGAGCTTGGGAGCCAAGGTGTAGACCTTCGCGCCATACCCGCCATCGAGCCACCAGTTGTACTTTGCCATCGCCGCTGCGAGTGCGCTCTTGCCCTGCTTTCGTGCGATGATCAGGAGCACCTCGGTGTACATCCGCTGACCCTTGTCATCGACCAGCCCATAGATGCAGCTGAGCATCGCCTTCTGCCAGAGGGCGAGCAGCAGCGGGCTCGGAGCGAGCGGCCCCTCTGTATGAAAGCAGTGGTGCTCTATCCACTCGATGGCATCGAGGGCTCGCTTCTGGTCGAAGTGGTACTTCCCAGCCTCGAGATCGGCGATGATGCGGTCATACAGCAGCTCGACCCAGCGGCCCACTGTCTCTGAGCCGCTCTTGATGGCCTGATAGTAGGCCATGATGTAGTTGGTGCTGTCGGTCTTCCGTTTAGGTCTCGCCATCTCGTCTCAAGCCGCCTCACTTCGGCCCAGATCCGCGCAGGTCTGCCCCTTTTCCCCTGCGCTATATCTATTTCCGTAC